ATTGCGCCAAAACTAGCGGTAGAGGATGGCATACAGGCTGCGCGTACCATGATCCCCAAGTGTTGGTTTGATGCTGATAACTGCACCAGAGGCATAGAGGCTCTAAGGCAATATCGCAGAGACTTTGACGAAAAGCTGAAGACTTGGCGGGGCAGACCGCTACACGATTGGACATCACACGGCGCGGATGCTTTCAGGTATCTTGCGGTAGGTTACAGGTCGCAGAGCGATTGGGGTGAGCCAATAAGAAGGAATTTGCGCGGCATAGCCTAGTGTGGTAAGGTGCAGCTAACGTAGGAGTTGCCCATGCCCAAAAAAGGTTTGTATTCCAACATTCACGCTAAACGGAAGCGGATTAAGGCTGGTTCTGGCGAGAAGATGCGCAAGGCTGGGTCTAAAGGTGCGCCAACAGCAGCAGCGTTTAAAGCAGCCGCAAAGACAACCAAGAAAAAGAAAGCGAAGAAGTAATGCCGCAAGATGACAAAAAGAAAAAGTCAGGTGGTTTGCTGAATGATCTTGCGATGGGTCTTGGCCTGAAAGATCGTGATGAAAGCTATTATCATAGAACTGCAAAGACTATTCAGCGCAACCAAGGTGGCAATTCAGGAATGAATTACTACAATAAGATGCTAGATCGTGGACTTCCTCAAAGGGGTGGTCTTTTTGCGTTTATGAGCGGTGGCAATCAAAGCAACAACACAGGCGGCAACAACGTCATTCCTCGTATGTTTGGCTATCGTGATACCACTGATATGTTTGATCGTGGCGGTAGATATGCTTCTGGCGGTTTGTACCAAGATGGTGGTGGGTACAGCGTACTAGCAAACATTGGTGCTGCATTGTCTGGTCAAGACATGGGTGAACGTCAGACATATGCAGATCAGGCGATTGATGCGCAGTATGGTCAAGGGTTTTCAGCGATGTTGAAGCAAAATAGTCCACAAGACTACATGCGTTTCTTGCAGCAAGTACAGGGTAATATGTAGTGTCTAAGAAAGACCCTAGATTAGCCCGTGCGGGTGTTAGCGGCTACAACAAGCCGAAGCGTACACTTAATCACAAAACCAAGTCACACGTTGTTGTGGCAAAAGAGGGTGACAAGGTTAAGACAATCCGCTTTGGGCAGCAGGGTAAGACAGGCGATAAGACAATGACGAAACGCGCCAAATCATTCAAAGCAAGACATGCTAAGAACATCGCCAAGGGCAAGATGAGCGCGGCATACTGGGCAAATAAGGTTAAGTGGTAATGGCAGGTCGTGGTGCAAGACAGGCAGCAGCATTTGCAAGAAGTCTATTAGACTTTCTGTTGCAAGCTGATGATATACCCGCGAAGACTGATGCTCAACAGATGGCAAAGCGTATTTTGCAGCTACGGCAGCAAGGTAGAGCCAACGAAGTCACGGAAGAAATGATGGCTGCGGCAGACCCACAGACGATGGCTGCGTACACGCCACTAGATATGTCAACAGAAGCAAGAATGGAACGTGCTGGTCTGTTAGGATTTAGACCAGAAGAACGATCTATTCACGGTGCAATGGACAATCCAGAGCGTTTTACTTTTGAAAGCGACATCACGCCTGTATATACGTCAGATAACCCTGCGGTATCTAATACATACACAGCGGGTGAAGATAGCGCTATGTTTGACTTGCTGGTAAAGCAAGGCGCAAGTGATGATGTAGCGGATCAGATCAACAATCTGCGTCAAAAGGCTTTAGATGTAGACGTGCAAGGTGCTTCATATGCTGCGATTAGTCCTGATTTTAAGGACAAGGCATCAGGCAACACATTGCAGAACTTCTTTGATGTCTATTTGTATCCAGAAAGCCATGGCGAAAATATCCCGCACATGATTGATGGAGAAAGAATAGTTGGGCCAGTGACATCAACAGATCAGATTGCATACGCCATGCGTGATGAAGGCGTACCACATGCAAGAATAGAAAACGTGTTGGATCGCGGCCCATATAGCCCAAGAGCGCACCCAATTGGTGGCTTTGGCAGAAGTAGAAGTTTTGAAGAATACAAAGAAACAGACGCAGCAAACAGGGCTTGGGAGCGCACCATGCAAGCAGAAACCCGAAAGCCCTCTACAGATCAGATAACTTTTGACGAAGGTGGCAGGCTTAGATCACGGTTTGCGCGATTTGATCCAGAATTTTCCCACCTTAAAAACCTGTCAGCAGCAGCAGTACCCGCAAGCGTTGGACTAGCTCAAATGTTGCAAGGTGGCGATGTTACAAAAGATGACATAGAAGAATACTTGAAAAGCGTAGGTGCGCTATGAACCTGATAGAGTTTTTGCAAGACTATGGGCGCACGATGTTAGAGCGTGATTTAGAGCGCAGGGATCGTGGCTTTGCAAGTAGAGCTAGAACAGATGCGCTTAACACACTAGACGAAATAGGTGAGCTAGGCAGAGATGGCCCAGCTTATATCAAGTACAATCCGCTTGTAGGTGTTCTGCGCGGGGTGGCTGCATTACCTTCTTTGCTTCAAGCAAGTACAGCAACAGGCGTAGATACTGTTCAAAATGTCACAGAAGATTTAGGCATGTCGCGTAATTCCAGCGATCGGTTGGCGCGTGATCTGATGGCATTAACAAATGAACTGCCTTTCACAGAGGTAGCACCATTTGCTGGTCTGATAGATCGGGCAACAGAATTTGGGGCTATGACGAAACGTGCAAGGCCATACTTGTTGGGTGAAACTTTAGAAACAGACCCAGATGTTAATATGCTAGGCCGTGAGGGCAAACCGCCTGCGGTTGCAATGGAAGGTGAACGCTTTTCTTCACGCGATATTCTGCCAATTAAAGTAGCAGAGGAAAAGTATTTAAAAGATCAGGGCATAGATATACCTGATTTCTTAGCCTATCCAGATCAGGACATTGAACGTGCAAAGCTGATCGCAGCAGCGTATGAGCGCATGGAAAACGCACCTGATGACCCAAAAGTACGCGCGGCTTATGAGGCATTGATTGAGGAAACTCTAGGTCAATACAATGCTTTAAAAGATAGCGGCATAAACTTTAGCTTTTTAAGAGGCGATATGCCTGATCCTTACGCAGAAACACCTGCGTTGGGTTACAAAGATATTGTTGAAAATCGCAACTTAACTGTGTTTCCCACAGACTTTGGTTATGGTACAAATCCTGACTTTGATGCGTCAGCTAATCCAATGCTCACGCCTGTTGGCCTGATAGGAGATAAATCAGATGCAGTCGCAAACGATGCTTTCCGTGTTGTCCATGATGTTTTTGGTCACATGGGCAGCGGCAACCCTCAATTTAGATCAAAAGGTGAGGAACGTGCTTGGTTGCAACACAGCAGAATGTATAGCCCAGAAGCCAGAGGCGCAATGACATCAGAAACGCGCGGTCAGAATAACTGGGTAAACTTTGGCCCGTTTGCAGATCGTAATGCATCGGCATCAGGTGCTGATACAATCTATGCGGATCAGAAGGTTGGATTAATGCCTGATTGGACATCTGATCCAGAGGGAATGCCAGATGGTATTGAGCGCAGGCAGCTTGAAGACATTATTAGAAGCTGGGGTCAATAATGGCGCAGGGTTTAAGAAATGCAGCAAAAATAGCCAGAGGATTGCTAGACTTGTTTCATTACTCAAATGAGCCAAGAGAAGTAATTGACCCAGCTTTGCAGCTAACAAACCAGAATATTAGAGGGGCAGAACGTGATTTGTCGTATGGCACACGCTTAACGCCTTTTCGGGAAGAACCAGAGTTTATCTATAAACCATATCCAGAACAATCTTACTGGGGTTCTAGCCAATACAGTCCAGAGCGCGGTTTAGGTGAGTTTGTGCATACAACGCGCCAACCAGAAGAAGGTTTCTACGATGTTTCTGAGGATTTAGAAAAACTATACTTGCTTGCACGGGAAGAAGTTATGGACTTAGCTTCTAAGTACGATAAGCAAATAGACCCGCAAGAAGTTCATAGATTAGCGCAAGGCCGCGCTATGAGCATGGCTAAAGACATGGGTTATTTGGGTCTTAGCAATAGAAAATACCGCCCAGAAGTGTATACTCAATTCAATCCTGTAGTGCCTGAACAGGTTGGGCCATCACGGGATCAGTTGATGAACCTGATGGATTATCTAAGGAGAGTGGGCAATGAATGAATATGAAATAGAAACAGATGATTTTGGTTTGGCGTTTATGAAAGCGCACGATCAATTCATTGTGGAAGTGCTAGAAGAATTGCCCAGCGAAACGATGGTAAAGCATTATCGGGTAAAAGTTCAGGAGATTGTGGAAAATGGCAATAACAACTTACACTGAGCTAAAAACATCTATAGCTAACTGGCTAAACAGGGATGATCTAACAGCGGTTATTCCTGATTTCATTAGCTTGGCAGAGGCTGATATGGAGCGCAAAGTACGCCATTGGCGCATGGAGCAACGCTCTACAGCATCACTAGATGCAAGATATACGCAGTTGCCGCAAGGGTTCTTAGAAGCTGTACGGTTCCATTTAGACGTAGATGAGCGTCCGATTGAGCTACTTACACCGTTGGCATTGCAGCAGCGCAGAGAGAGCAACGCAGATGCGGGTGGAAAACCACAGTTCTATGCAATCATTGCGGGTCAGATAGAGATTTGGCCTACGCCTGATGCAGCATACAC